ATAGACCTAAATTGGCGACCATAATTAGGTGTGCCACATTCGGTGCTATGGGATTGGGAGCCTTGCGTATTATGGTGTCTTTCATTTCAGCATCTTACAACACATATTATGATTTGGTGGAGGATGCAGTTGATGGAAAGGAAATTAAACCTGAGTCGGCCTTAGGTAATGTTACACAACGCGACATTGAAATCCGTGATAGTGTGACCAATGTATGGGCTGGGTCAAGCAAACCATTTGACGCAGATACCATGGTACCGCCTCAATTTTTAAATAAAATTGCTGGTGGTACTCTGGCAATGTTGATTGACGTGCCTGGGAAACAGGACACAATCAAACGTACATCAGCCATAATGCTTAGACAGGGTGTTGTTATGTTTCCGAGACATAATTGGTTTGATGATAATTGTAATCCAAATTCTAGGACGCAAGACTCAATGCGAGTCAAGTTCGTACGTCATGACATGACGAGTGGACTTTCAGGCACCAGTTGGACGGAAACCATATATTGGTCAACTACCATAATCATACCTGGCACTGATGTTTGTATTAGTAGAGTGAATTTGGGTGGTCCGTTTTTAAATTTACTGCCCTATTTCCATGCTAGCCACACTACACAACCACTGTTTTTAGCACAGGGTCGTGGTAAGGATGGTAAATTATATACAAAGCGTGGTGCCCTATCTTTTAAAGGGAAACACAAAGTGGACTACTTCCCTGAGCTCACTTGTGAATATTACAAAGCAGAAATGCGAGATGAATGCTGGGCAGATGGAGATTGTGCAACAGTTATCGTCAACGATGGTCCCAAACCGCGTATATGCGGACTTCACTTGTTGGGTCACACCACAAAACCGTATGGGTTGAGTGTTGTTCTCACCAAACCAATGATGGAAGCAGCATCTAAAATGTTAGACGATAAATTAGAAACGCTGAACACGTATTTAACTAACTCCCTTTTGGAAACTCCTTACCGTATTGGTGACATGGATTATAATATAAGTAGTAGTGTGCATCCAGCTAGTCCGGTTAATAGAATACCGGAAGATGGATGTTTTAATGTGTTGGGTACAATTGTAAAAGGGACTAATTCTTACAAAACAGCCTACCACATGTCACCTTTAACAAATTACCTAGTTGATGAGATGGGGATTGCAAACCTATGGATGACACCTGCTTTCAAAAAGAAGGATGGATGGGATCCCTGGGAGAAAATCACTGGCGCCATGAGTAAACCTAGTTCCAAGATGGACCCCGTATTACTATCTAGAGCTGTCAACGATTACTGTGATGGTTTGAGTTTTGGTGATCAAAATTTGGATTATTTAAGACCCTTGACGAACACTGAAATATTGTGTGGTATTGATGGAAAAAGGTTTATAGATGGTATTAAATTACAAACCAGTTGTGGATATCCCATGTTAGGAAAGAAAGATAGATACATAGTACCCGTTGATGTACCCACACATCAAAGAGGATTGGACTTTATCCAAGATTATCAAAAGATGTGGACATTTTTGGAGGAATTGGAAAAAGATTATGATAAGGGCATAAAGAAAGGTTTCATTTTTAAAACAAGTTTGAAAGATGAAGTGGCGACAAAAATTAAGGCGCGTGGGTTTTATTGTGCCCCATTGTTGTTGTCTTTACATATGAGGAAATACGTGACACCTTTGTTGCGTCTGATGTGTATGAATCCACTTTTGACCGAGTGTGCGGTAGGATTGAATCCCTTCAGTCCAGAATGGCATGAGATGCACGAATATCTTGTATATTTTGGTGAAAATCAAATTATAGCTGGAGATCATAAAGAGTGGGATTTGAGACAGAATCCAGCTTTAATGATAGGGGGCGCCAAGTGCTTTCAGCGCATGGCAGCCTTTGGTAATTACACAAGTAGGGATAAGGTGCAATTACGTGGTACTACTGATGAAGTTATTTATCCAGTTATTGACGTTAATGGCACTGTGGTGCAGCCATATGGCATGATGACTTCTGGTCATAATGCTACGGCAAACTGGAATTCCTTAGGAAACAGTTTATCGCTACGGATGTGTTTTTACAAGTATTACCCAAATTTGGTCTTTAGAGATCATGTACATTTGATAACTTACGGTGACGACTTCGTTTGTGGAGTATCGGTTAAGTGTCCAGAGTTTAATTTCAACAATATACAAAAATTTTTCCGAGAAGAATGTGACATGGTTGTTACATATTATGATAAGACTGAAAATGCACCGAACTATAGTAATATATTTGAAGTGGATTTCTTAAAAAGGAGAAGTGTATTGTTGGGAGATACTGGATACTACGTTGGAGCAATAGAGAAGAACTCTATATATAAGCCTTTGTTTTGGACAAAGGCGAAAAAATCGGAAGTGAATAGTCAAGTAATTGAGGCTATCACGTCTGCATTACATGAAATGTTCTATGTGGGTGAAAAGGAATACAACGATTTCGTCTCACACATGCAACTAGCAGTTGATAAATTGGGCTTGACCATGCCCGGATTGAGAGTTAGTTACAATGATAGAATGTTATTATGGAAAGAAAAATACATGGGCTTGGTATTGGATAACGATAGTACACCAGAAACGCTTGCCGAAGCCCGTGACTTTATTGGTCAACCAAGTGATGATCAAGGTGAGATCACACACCCCTTGTGTACTGAGAAGCTAGGTGCATGGAGGGTTAATTACACGCTTGAAAATAGAACGAATAAGAAAGAAAGTGTTTTTCCAAACTACATTGGAAATGATGTGATGCATGTTAGTGATGCATTATCTACTCAGATCACAACGTCTGAGGGGATTAAGGAATTTGTTGTACAATCTGCCATACAAAGCGGAACGGAAGTTGATAATGTGAGTAACGCACTTATGCAATTTAATTTACGTTCTGGTGCTTTTATGACAGGTCTCACTCACGAACAAGATGAAACATTTGATGTGGCAACTTCTGATGGGAGTGAGATTGGTGATTTTTTTCATAGACCCTTGAAAATATACGATTTTTCATGGGAACCATTTGCTCCTCTAAGCACAGAGATCAATTTGTTTAAGGAATACGTCACCAACAAACGTGTTGTCAATCGGTTGACAAATTATAGTTTTTTGTCTGGAACCATGTGTATTAGGATTGCTTGTAATGGTAGTCCATATCATTATGGCAAGGCAATAGCAGCGTTGAATTATTGGCCACTTATGGATACAGCTATTCTTAGTGCCAACATTAATGTCAATCAAGCCAGTCAATTGCCGCACATAGTGGTGAATCCCACTATGGGAACAGCTGGGTGTTTGGAAGTTCCACTGTACCACCCATATAATGCTGTGAATTTGGTAAATCCAGAACGAGTAGTTGATTTAGTATTTAGAACAGTGAATGCTTTACAACTGGCTTCTGCAACACCCAGTGATGCAACACCCATTAAGGTTACGGTATGGGCTTGGATGAAAGATTATAAATTAATATCCCCTACATCACGCGAAATGGTGGATTTAGTGCCCCAATCAGACGAATATCAACAGAAGCCAGTTGCACGTGCTGCCACAGCCACGGCGAATGCTTTTGGTGCTTTGGCTTCATTACCACATATTGGCAAGTATGCGCGCATCTCCGAAGTGGCCATGCGGGTAGCTGGAGAAATCGCTTCTGTGTTGGGGTTTTCACGGCCTTTGTCAATAACATCGGAAATGAAAATGGCTAATAGGCCCATTGGTAATTTGACAAATGCCAATTATGAGGATAGTAGCACTAAATTATCGTTGGATATTAAACAAGAGGTTACGATTGATAGTTCTGTGACTGGGTATGTTGAGGACAATGATATGTTGCTCATAAAAGTAGCACAAAGAGAATCACTGGTGTATTCAGGTATATGGGATAGTAGCTCTAGTTTCTTGCCCAAGATAATAGTTAGTCCGTTGATTGCTCCAAGCTTTTTGAGTGATGGTATCAAGTACTTCAACACGACACCAATGAGCTACATATCCATGCCTTTTAGATATTGGAGAGGAAATATTAAATTTCGTATTGAAGTAGTTGGCAGTGCTTTTCATAGGGGTAAGCTACGAATAGTTTATGATCCATATGACACAACCACAACAGCGTGGGTAATAGATAGCAATATCAATTATTCACACATTATGGATTTGGCAGAGGAACGAGAATATCTCATGGATGTTGGCTGGGCCACAAATAGGCCCTATCTTAGTGTTGGTTCTCCAGATGTTAGTTTCATAACACTGGATTCCAGTGCTCCAATTGGTTCCTATGATGCAAATTGGCACAATGGTACCATTAATATATTTGTTGAGCACCCCCTACGATCAGTGGGTGATGATGTTGCACCCAGTGTATACCTTAACATATATGTTAGTGCTGGTGACAATTTTCAACTGGCTGAACCAAGTGATAATCTTATCAGAGATTATGCAAACAATTATCCTCTTAGACCACAATCAATAGAGGAAACACCCGGTGTTGGACAAGCACCGTCCCCATCTATGATGCCGGATTTAGAACTTAATCAAAATCCAAGTGCATCATATAGCGTGGCAGATAAATACGATTTAACGTTTTTTGGAGAATCCATTATATCTATACGCCAGTTGGTGAAGCGCTATTGCGCTAATTATGTCCGAAATTATTCATCAGAAGACGTGGAATTTTTCAAGTATCACGTATTCAATAGTAATGATTTTCCTAACTATGGTGGGTGGACACCCACCGGACTTGACATATCTAGTACTGATGGTCAAGTCAATTGGTGTACATATTCAAATTATTTGAATTGGTACACTCCTATGTTTTTAATGCGCCGAGGCGGCATTAGAAACAAGTACATTATAGTCCCAGATAAGGACACAGCAAATTATGTCAGCGAATTTACTGTGGCTCGTTCTGAAACTGTGGGCACTTTTAGTGTTTCCACAGTTTTAGATTTTCTGGGCAACTTTCGTTGGTTTATAAACCAAGCTGCAGAACAGAGTTTACTTAATGGTGCTCAATCTACAATAGCGATATTGAATCCTACATTGGAGATTGAATGCCCTTATTACTCACCCAAAAGGTTTTTCTTTGCTCAAGATAGAGACAAAGAATCTCAATGGACACAAGGTGACATACGCAAGGAATGCGGTCACAAGTACAGTTTTATAACAAGTGATCCGACTGCTAATGGTTATGTACGAAGGTACACAGCAGCGGCAGACGATTACAGTTTGTACATGTTCAAATATTCCCCGGTCATCTATAATTTAGAGATGGCCCCTCCTATATCTTAAGATATAGACAAGTAGGTGATGAAGGTTTCAAAATTTTTCCTTCTATAGACGCCAAGTTAAAGTGCGC